TCTTTTATAGCATCTAAAATAAACTCTTTAGCGGCTTGTGTGTTTTTGCCAGCATCAATAGTGTTAACAAAATATTTAACAAAATTTTCTAATCTGCGAAGAACAGCATCAGTTTCTTTAGTTTGAGACTGAATGGTTGTTTGGACACTTGTATTGCCTCCGCCATCCGTTCCTGTTGCTTTTGATACTTTTAATAAATCTGTTAATGTTCTATGTTCTTTATTGTATCTGTCTGTTTTACCAATTTTCAAATCATCTTTATATTTATCAGCGAGATATATAGCAATGTCTGCAGGACTATTTATTTTTTTGTTTGTTCCAGGCATTACAGGCAAAGAAGTTCCTCCGCCAAAAGTTCTTAGTCTTCTGCCTGAACCACCTCTTCCTGTTAAATTTACTTCTGATAAATTTGCATCAGCAAACAGATTTGACAAATATGGGTAATTAGCATCAATTTCAGATTTTTTAATTCTATTATTGTCTAAAAATGTTGACGCTGCATCTAAATCTTGTGTAAACTGAGGGGAGTTAAAATATCCTTTTGTTTTTGTAAAATTATTAAAATCTTTATCATTATTAATTTTAAAATTAAAACCATTTCTTATAAAAGCAGGAATTGTTGACCCTAAAGTTTTAAATCCATCTACTAAACTAGTTGGATTTTCGGAATATTGTTTTGTAGCATCGAATTTTTCTTTCTTTTTAAACACAGGTGGAGTCCCTGCTTTTAAAACCCTAAGCTCAATTATTTGCTCTCCACTTTGTAATGAAAATAAATCTGGCAGTGAAGTTGTTTTTGAACTAACTTGATAGCTATTAAAATCCTGTCTAATTTGTTCCCATGGTAATGTTACAACATCAGGAGTTGTAGAATCTATTTCATATCCCATATAAACAGAAAAAACAAAATTAGAATCTACATTATCTAATCTTTTAGTAATAGTTATAGTATGTCTTAATTGTTTACTTGTCAAAACCTCAATTGAGAATCCTGCAGGAATTTGAATAAGGTTAAAAGTATCATTTTCAGAAGCTTCTTCAATATTATCCAATCCTAAAATGCCTGTTTTTGTTGTGTCGTAGAACGTACCACTCACAAAAGCTGTTGGTTGTGCTTTCCAGCCTTCATTTTTAGAAGAAAAATCACCTTTAAAAGAATTACCATTATATTCACCAACAAATGTATTTCCAACAAATGTACCTATCCATGTACCATTAAAATTTAATATAACATTTCTTTTTAAATCAAAAGCAATACTAGTCCCCATAAACTTTAAAGGAGGTTCAAACAAAAATTTAAGAGGACCTCCAGCCCAATCATGATTTTCATAAACAGCATTTGAAGGCATTGTTATTTTACTAACAACTCTATCTTCACTACCAAACGCTAAAGCGCCTTTATATTTTTTACTTGGAAATAATTTGTAATTTGTAGGCTGTGTAGCACTTGAACCTGTTCCTTGTGTTTGTGTAGCACTTGAACCTGTTCCTTGTGTTTGTGTTGTGGTATTGGATTTAGAACCTCCTTGTGGATCGTATTTTACAACTCCTTTATAATTACCAACTCCTCCTTTAAATTTATAAGATTGTGCATTTTTCGCAAATTCTGTCCAAGCCTGTTTTTTTTCAGCGTCAGTAGCCTTACTAGCTTCAACAAATTTACCACCTCCTAAGTCAAGATTATAAGCACCCCATGCTGGAGAGTCTATATGTTTAAAAAAATCAATTTCTAGTTCTTTTTCTCTATCCTTAGCGCTTTTAATACCAAGAAACGCCTCATCAATCTCACCTTCGTTTAATACGAACTTTGATTGTAAGCCTTTAAAAAGCTCTTCAGAAGCCTTCTTTTTATTTTGATATTCTTGGAAAAAGTCTGTATGGTTCATTATGAAACCTATTTTAGTATAAATAGGTTATTTTTTATTAATTTACTTGTGCTTTGACTTACTTTTCGCTTTACTCATCTCTTTTTTCTCCGCTTCTCTTTGTTTCTCAACTTCTTCGCTTATTCTATTAATAAACCAGCGTCTCTCAGTCACAGGCATCCTCTTAGCGTCATCTATAGTTATTGACTTTCCATAGTATACCAATAAGAATATCTCCTCTAATACGCTGTTTCTGTAAGAAGCAGGTAGTTTTAATAGGCCCATTGTATTACCGCCGAAATCATAATCCGTAACTTTATCACAAAATTCACAAACATGACTATATTTTGTATCAACTCCAGGAGTATTTTTTGAAATCTCGTTTCTTAACTCTCTTGATTCTAACAATCTTAATGTCCTAATGCTGTTAAGTATTTTTTTAGGATCTCTTTCTCCATTAAATTCCCTCACAGATAAAGCCACATTTTCAAGAGGCAACTTTTCCTCTTTTTTATAATATTCTAATTCCTGCTTAAATGTGATGGGTTTAATCTTTACAGGTATTTGTGTTTTACCAAGCTCTAAATGTATCTCTCCTTTTTCATCAGGAATTCTTTGAACTTCTTTCATTTGAAAACTCGTAAGAGGTATTGAAGCTTTTGATTCTTTATTACAGTGATTACAATTTAAATCTAACTCAATATTATTTCCATAAGAAAACGATCTTAAAGCTAAAGACATAGCTTGAACATCTCCTGTTAGGAGTTCGTCTATTTTTATGTCGTCGTTGTATATTAGATTTCCTAGAGCGATTTCATAGGCAATACCATTCTCCACAAGCATTTCACTTGTGAGCAAATTCTCTTCGAAATAAGTAAGATATCCTAATAAAAGAAAGCTAGTTTTATTTTCATAAAAAAAGCCTTTTGATGGCAGGTTAAGCATTTCAAAAGGCTTTTCTAATTTTTTGTTTTCTGATTTTACTATTTTTTGAAAGCCGTCTATTTTTTCTTTAAACTGCTCAAAATCTACTTTTAGTTCATCTATACTTTTTCTGAGTTCGTTTTTATTTTCTTCACTCTCCATTATTCTTGATCAACGTCAGGATAGAATAGTTTTGAATTAATAGGAACGTCTCTTTCTTGTAAGTGTCCACAATGACTACATTCAAATTCATAATTTAAATCTAACCCAGGCTCAACTTGTCTGTTATATTCTCTAAAAAATAAAGAATCTTTTGTTGGCATTGCAGAAATAAATTTATTGATATAAGTCTTATCAGTATTGCCATTAACAGCCATAATCTGTAGTAAATATCTTTCAGTGATTAATCTTGAAACTTTGACGTTACCAGCTTTTTTCTCTAATGACTTACTTAATCTTTTTTCGTCAGAACCTCTAAGTAATCTGAATTTAATTGTAATCTTTGTCATAGGAAGAACAACTTCATAAAGACCATCAGCATCAGGTTCTAATTCCAAAGGTCTAGATTTTAATTTACTTAAATCAACAGTTGGATAAAAGTCTTGATTACAAGATTCACATCTTATATTTCCTGGTTTATATTCATCGCCAAGACCTGTTCTTCTCACTTCGATAAGAACAAAGTTTCTGTCCCCAGAAAGCATATCATCAGGTCTTAAGTCTTTGTCTTTAATAACAGATTCTAAAAGCACATCTAATACTTTTCCGCTCTTAATAAGATCTGAAGAATAAAGGATATTATCCTCTTCCGCAGTCATGTATTTAATTTCTACAGAAGATTTTCTGTTTGGATAAAACAACCCTTTTGATGGCAATTCAACTCTTTCTGTAGGAACCTTAAACTCGTCATTATTTACAAGATTTTCAGGTACGCCATACTCTTGAGCCTTAGCTTTTGTTTCAGCATCTAAATGCGACTGAATTGGATTTGCTGTTTTGTTAGCGCCTCCTATTGAGATTTTTTCATTTTCTTCACTCATAATTATCTTTTTTGGTGTTTAGATAAATATAATATTAAAATTTTTTAAAACAAATCAGTTTTTACATTAATTTGTTACTTTTATCTAAATTTTCCTTAGAACAAAGAGGCCTTAGGTTTGTGTAATAGTTAAGTCTTATAATATCCTCCTCTGTTTTAGCTACATATATTGGTATGATATGATCTATATTCCACGTTTTTGGCCCATTTGGGTCATATTTACCATAATTATCCCAATTCATCCAGGATTCAAAACGTTGTTCTATATATGCTTTAAAATACTTAACAGTACAACCTAATATTTGGACTGTTTTTTTAGCTTTTCTATGATTTGTTTTTTTAAATGAGTTTTTTATTAAATTTCTTATATTTAAATCTAACTTAAACAAAGGATTGGTATCTCTTTTTATTTTAATTTTTTCGTTTATTTTATCTTTGTTTTTGATTCTGTTTTGTTTCTGCAACATCTTAATTCTGTCTCTGTTTTTTATTCTATATTCAACAGCTTTTTCTTTATTGTTTTCTCTATAAATTTTTGCCTTTTCTTTGTTTTTTTCTCTATACATTTTTTTATATTCTTCTACCTTTTCTTTGTTTAAAGAATTATACTTTTTAACAGCTTCGTTGTTTTTATTTTTATTTTTTTCTCTAAAAGATTGTATTTTTTCTAAATTTTTTATTCTATATTTTCTAGAGTATTCAGCATATTTGTCTTTATTCTTAGATGCATATTCTTTGTTTTTGTGTTTTATTTCTGATTTATTTGAATCTCTGTATTTTTTTGCGTAGCTCTTATCGCATTCAGCACATGTTGTTTTGTGTTTATTTTCTTTCTTTAAAAAATAAAAGCTAGAAATTTCTTTTTCTAGCTTGCATTTTGTGCATATTTTCTTTTCCATATTTTATAAATATGTGAAAAAAATTTAAAACAAATGATTTTTTTAAATTGCTGATGGCAAAGATTTTAATACAGATGTGCCCTTTTCACCCTCAGGTTTAGCATTAGTAAGTTCGGCCTGCTTTTTTGCTAATTCAGCCTTAGTTTTTTCAAAGTCAGTTTTTGCTTTTTCTATATCTTCAGCCTGTTTCTTTTCAGCTGCAATTTGTTTTTCTTGAGCAGGAACTTCTTTCTCAAGTCCTTGTCTATCAGGATTTTGTGCTGGCAATTGGCTTCTTAGTTGCTTTTGGCCCTTAACAACATTTTCTTTATTTTTTATATCTTGGTCTGTGGCCTTTTTAATATTTTCCAGATTCTTTACATTAGCATCTATTTGAGCCTCTATATTGGTCATGGCATCATCTAGGACACCGCCATCCATGGCTTCAAATATGAGGCTCATTTCTTTTCTTATAATACTTCTTAAGCTCTTTTTCATATGCCTAGTTTGTTTTTCAACATTTTCTTAACACCTGCGTAATCATTTTTAAGATCACTTTCCCAAATTCTAATTAAACCAAATCCTCTTCCGCTTGCTAATACATCTTTAAATTTATCGTTCTTTACGTTTCTTTGTTGTGTTTTATTATGATCACCTTCTAAATATAACGCTGGATTTGCATGCCAATAATCTCCATCAACTTCAATCAATAAATTAGAATCTATAACATAAAAATCGTATATTTTTGGTCCAACAATTTTTTGAGGCTCATAATTTACTTTAAGTTCCTTCAGCATTTTATCAAGCGCTTTTTCAGGTGCTGTCATTTTTTTTGACATCTTATTAGCGTTTTGCTTAACAATATCAATAGAACCAAATGGCTTTCTTAATTGCTTTTTTTCTTTCAAAAGCATTCTGTTTGCCATTTTTTTAAAATTTATTTTTCTCATAATTTATTATGATAATCCAGCAAGACTTAAAGAGGCTGGTAATAAAGGCTTAACAAAATTTACTAATTCTGCTCCTTTTATGTGAGTTAAAAGGTCTGGATTAGATAATCCTTGTGCAAACAACACTCCTACAAGAGTCATAAATACAGCCTCAGCTACCTTATGTTTTGTTTCAGGGTCTGCATTTTTCATAAAAGGAGAAATAATATTTTCTATTGTACCTATGTAAACGTGATGTAATTTTTCTCCTGCCGCAGCTGTTGCATTACCAAAAGCTTGCATATTTTGAGAATTTACTTTCTTGCCAAGCTTGCTAATAAGATTACCTCCAACTTTTGCTATTACTGGTAGCGAAGCAATTAAACCAATTACCCCTCCTTCATTAACATCATTATGTAAATTAGATTTATATTTATCTTCATCAAACATTAATTCTCTTTGATTATCCGATTCTTTAATAGCTTGTGGTTGAGCCTGGGCTTGTGGTTTAGCTTGTTGTGGTTGAGCCTGCGTCTTAGCTTGTGGTTGTCCTGTTATGTCTAACTCGCTATCCTTATCCCCAGCTGTTGTTGTAAAATTTTTAAGAATATTAGGCAAGTCTTTTACAAGCTGACCCATAGCTTGATTCATTGTAGTTTGAATATTTTGTGCTGTTTTAGCAGGATCTGCTTGTTGTGCGCTTTGTTGCGCTGGAGCATTTGGAACTTGTTGGCCACTTGGTGCAGGTTGTCCAACAGCCTCATTTAAAATACCAGCTAGGTATTTCATTCGACTTAATTCTTCTTGCAAAGTTTTACCTTTTTTCATATATGAGATAATTTATTAATAAATAGGCAATATTTTGTCATTTTGCCATTAAAAACACGGAATTAAAAACTTTTAAACCTATATATATAATGAAGGTATTACATTAGCTTTTGACAATATAAATAGATATTGTTCTTAAGAAATTCTACAGATAAATTAGTATGGAAGCAGTAGTCAATTATTAAAAAAAATTAAAACAAATTTTATGCAAAATCAATCTGTTGTAAATTTTTACTTAGATAAGCATTCTATAGAAATAGTAGATAAGCTTCAAAGTATAAATAGAAAATTCAAACAAATTATCAGCGACGTTAAAAATGCTGAAATCACACTAGAAGAACAAAAAAAAGAAGAGATATTTGAAAAAATAAAATCTGATGTCAGAATTAGAAAATAATAACGGTTGGACTGAGTGGTCTAAATACATCCTTAAGGAATTAGAAAAACTTGGGGAAAACTGTGATTCTCTTGCAGAAGAAATCAACGGTCTTAATGTTGAATTGACCAAAATTTCTGGCATGAAGCACGCCATCAACGATTTAAAAGATTGGAAAAGCTCTGTTGATGAGGCTGTTAATATTGATGATCTTAAAAATATAAAATCTTATTATATAAATAATAAAGATATAAAATCTTCTATAGACACTATTAAGGAGACTGCTAAAAAACAACAAGAAAAAATAGAGGAGCTAGAAAGTTTTAAAACTAAAGTTTATACTGTTATAGCAGTTGCTTCTTTCTTGGTTACAACAGCTATTGCTTTAATTAAAGTGTTTCTTTAACTTCTCATCTTAGCTCTAGCTAATTCATCCACACGTTTACTGAAAACATTTGACCTGCGTTTTATTTTTAAAATTCGGACACTGTTTTCTTTTGTCAATTTTATTAACTCTAGCCACATTTCTTTATTGGCCACAGGTTGTCCCATTGAGTTTAACCAACCAGTTTTAAGCCAATTATTAATCCATCCTTCTGCAAATGCATTTACCACATAAGCGCTATCACAATAAATTTCAGCAGTACCGCTTAATGATAATTCTTTAAATTTTTTTATGCTATTGATAACAGCTGCTAACTCGCTTTGATTGTTTGTAAAATTATTTTCAGAATCTGCATGTTCACACAACGTGTGCATATCTTGTCCAAGTATTAAAAAAGCCCATCCGCCTTTTCTGTTTGTAATTAATTCGGATCCTTGATTTGACGATCCATCAGTGTATATGTGATATGTCATTTTTTAAGCTCTTCTAGTTTACTAATATCTAATTCCCATTGTTTTTTACTTCTGTTGTTCCATGTCGTAAAAACTTCTTTAATATATATTTCAGCCTCCGATAATGTACACCCATTTACTTTACAAAAATGATCCATAGCTTGTTTTGTTCTGCCTTTTATTCCAGCAAGACCGATATGTTTTACTTCATGACAGCTCGGACAAAGAGAAATAAGACTAATGAGTTTTTGAATGTTTTTTACTTCATCATATTCCCATGTTTCATGGCATTCTACTGGATGTTTTTCTCCAACGCCACCACATATCTCACACTTATAATTTGCGTTTTTATAGCATCCTTTTCTAATTTTATCCCACTCCTCTGAGGTAAGCATGCTTCTTAAATTAGAAAACCAAGAAGTAGATGGGACCAACTCAATTGTTAGTTTCATTTTTTATAACGATTTATATGTTTTATAACTTCCTGCCAAACTTTTTCAATTGGGTTGTTTAAGCGCATTACATATATTTCACTCACATATCCAAGCTCAGGAGTCCAATCACCACGCTTATCAAATCCTTTATCTCTTAATTCTTGACAACACTTATATACAGCAGTCATTAATAAATTCCAATCTTCATTAAATGGAAGTGTAGAATTTTTATTATAAATTTGTGCATCTATTCCAGAATCCACATGTCCAGTTTCTTTGTTTTTAAAAACCCAACAATCAAAATCGGGGTCTGCTGGTTCATCATTTATATTAATTAATTCCCAACCCATATACTCAGCAATTAACTTATTTCCTTCTGCAATTTGTTCTTCTATCATATTTCAACTTTCTTAAATTGTGTGTTTCTAGCAAAGTTTAAAAACCCTCCTTCATTTCTTTCAAACCTAGCAACGTAAACTCCGTTTGGTTGCAACTCAGGGAATATCTTTTTTGCGAATGGGCTGAAAGCTCTTAGGCTCATATGACTTATACCATCACCAACTCTCATAACAAGATATTCTTTATTGTTTTTAGACATTTGCATTTTAAAATCTTCAAGTACAAAGAAGTACCATCCAGCCTCTTCAAAGTTTATAATATTTTCTATTGGCCTTGTCGCCTTCTTATTTATTTCAGTTTTAACTTTTAACATGAACTGAATTTTTTCTAAGTCAAAATTACAAACTTCAATAAAATCAAATCTTTTCCTGCCTTCAGTTGTTTTTTCAAAATGTCCTATATCATCCGTTTTTAAATCAAACTCCTTAGAGCCCATATCAAATAAAGATATTTGATGAACGTCGACAAATTTCTTTTTCTTTTTTTCTTTAAGCGATAATAAATAATCTCTTGATTCGGACCAAGCATCAAAAACTCCTGCCTTAACACATGACTCAAAAGATTTTTTATTGAACTTTGAGAAAGGTAAATCAAAAAACTCAGATACACTTATTGTTTCAAGATTTTTTTCTCTTTGTTTTAATAACTGCATTAATTCTGCATAAGCAATGTCTCCAAGACCATTTATACCTGAGAAGCCCATTGATATCTCTTTGTCTCCTGTCATTGTCCAATCCCACCCAGATTTCTTAGAAGGAGATGAAATTGTTATTCCTTTTGACATAGCGGATCCAATTGCCGCAGCTATCCATGCTTGAACCTTTTCTTTTTTACCACTGTCTTTTGGGTGATTAAGAAGTGCTGTATAAAATTCTGTTGGATAATAATGTTTTAAAAATAATGTTTGCATAGCCAAATAAGCATATGCGGTAGAGTGTGATTTATTAAATGAATATCCTAAATACTTTATAACCCAATCTTTAATAATATCAACCTCTTCAATTCTATATCCATTCTTAGATGCACCATCCAAAAACTTATTCCAATACTTTTCAAACTCCTTATAATTATCTTGCTCTTTTATTGATAATGCCTCTCCTAATGATTTTTTTGCAATAGCCCCACTAGCCTTATCCATATATCTTCTAAGCATATCACCTTCACCAAGACTCATCCCTCCAACTTTATTTGCTAAAAACATAAGCTGTTCTTGATATATCAATACTCCATTGGTATCTTTTAATATTGTCTCCAATGCAGGGTGAACATATTTAATATTTTCAGGATTAAATTTGTTCGTAATATATTCTTCATGAGCGCCAATTCCCATAGGACCAGGTCTGTAAAGAGCATTCGCAGCTGTTAATTCCGAAAATGATTCTGTACCCATTCCTTGAATTAAAGCATTCATTCCACCGCTTTCAAACTGAAAGATACCATGATTCATTCCAATTCTAAGTTCTGCAAATAAATTAGGATCATTAATGTTAACGTTTTTTACTGCATCTCTTACATCAATACCTTTCTTCTCTTTTATTATTTTTATTGCATCTTCAATTACATTTAAAGTTTCAAGTTTTAATCTATCGAGTTTTAATATATTCAACTCAGATAAATCCTTTCCGCTTTTATCAGCTTCTTGAAATGCTGTAACAATAGATTTGTTTGAGCCTATTATATTTGTAGGTATGTATTCCCAGCATGGTCCAGGAGTTATTACAATACCTGCAGCATGTTGCCCTATGCCACGAATTTGACCTTGAAGTTTTAATGTCTGCGCTAATATCTTTTGGTTGCCTGGATTTGTTAACCACCCTTTAACCCTCTCACTACACGCAGGGTCACTTGGCCATGTTTCAAACCAGTGCTTAAGAGAATATTCTACTTTTAACCAATTAGGCATTTCTTGAGTTACAGCATGCACGTCAGACTCAAAACCAGTTTCTTCTTCCCCTAAATGTGCTCTCACAACATCTTTCAAACACATCTTCTCATTGAATGTTGAGAAAGTAGAAACACTTAATACTCTTTCTTTTCCATATTTTTTTTCAAGGAAATCGTTTGTAACATTGTCGGTTCCTGTCATGAAGTCAACGTCAATATCGGGTAAACCTTTTCTTGTTGGATTTAAGAAACGTTCAAAATATAAATCAAATCTGATAGGATCAATATCTGTAATTTCTAAACACCAAGATAATAAACACCCTCCAGCCGAACCCCTAGCAGGCCCAATAGAATATCCTTTTTGTCTGTAATCTCTAATAATCTCCCAATAAACCAAAAAATAATCTAATGTATTTTTTTCTTCAATTACACCTAACTCATATTTTAATCTATCATAATACTCTTTTTCTTTTTCAGGAGTTATTTCTACAATCTTATTTTCTTTATATTTCGCAATTTTTTGTTTTAACTTTCCAAGAGCAAGTTTTGTAATAATTTCTTTTGTGCTATCTGTTTTAAAATAATCCAATACCTCTGTTGTTGGTTCGTATTTTGGAAACTTTTCAGTTTTCATATCGAACTCAAAATTCAATTTATCAGCAACTTTTAAAGTATTTTCTAAACATAGATCAACAAATTTTTCAGGATAATTAAAACCAAATTCTTTATTAAATCTATGAAAATCATCCACGTTTGAATAATATAAATTTCTTGTCGTTAATTTAAATGATTCTCCTAGTTTTGATTTTTGATTAATAGCAATTAAAGTATCTTGTAATTCAGCATCTTCTTTAAATGCGTAGTGAACATCATTTGTTAATATAGGCATTAAACTATATTTCTTAATCATTTTTAACAGCCAGGTATTATAAATTTTTTGACCGTCAAATTCATTAAATTGTAGTTCGGCTGCCATGTTATCTCCAAACTCACGCATTAAGCCTTTTAAATACTCTTCAGCCTCAGTCTCCTTGCCTTCACGTACAAGAGTGGACATATGACTAACTGCGCAAGAAGTGGTGATAAAAAGACCATTTTTATGCTCAAATAGCCAATCTGTTTTTATCCTACCACGTTTATAAAATCCTTCATCATATGATTTATATGCAAGTTTATTTATGTTAACAAACCCTTCTTTATTCATTACAAATATTGATTGGTGTGAATTACCTCCCTCAAATTTCTTCTCTTCAAATTCACCCATCTTATTATTTACATAGGCTTCCATTCCCATGATACTCTTAATACCTGCAGCTTTACACTTCTTAAACATTTCAAATGTTCCAGAGAGAGTTCCATGATCAGTAACAGCCATTGCAGGATGATTGTATTCTCTAGCGAGTTTTACGTAATTGTCAACACTACCACATCCATCAAGGATAGAGTGGAAGGTATGAAGGTGAAGATGAACCATAGGTCTTTTTCTCCTATCTTCTTCTTGGATAATCTTTTTTAAATCATCTTTTTTCTCTTCAAACTTGTCCATGGCTTTATGTAAATTAACATTAGCCAAATTTGTAAACTCGTCTTTATAGACATGCTGTTTACCGCAATTACAATCTTTTTGATTACAGGTTTGATTCATTTTTAGAAACGATTGACTGCAAATATAGTAAAAAAAACAAAAACCCCATATAAAATGAGGTTTAAAGTAATTAACAATTCTTGAAAACTTTAATTATTCGTAATCACTATCATAATCCTGTTTGGTTTTTAGGATTTTTTTTTGAAGATTTGGTATAAATTCGTTCCTAATCGCACTAAGTTTTTTCCTAGCATTCACGCCTTTATACTTGACTTTCTTGTGACTCAAAAAAGCTTCTACATCTTTTTCAACTTCATCAATTTTAGCCCTTAAAGATGCAATGTCTTGTTTGATCTTATAAGTATCATTAATATTAAAGAATTCATCAAATTTCATGATTAGCTTTCTTCATCTGAATCAGAAGCATTAGAACTTTCATTATTTTCAACATCTGTCGTAAAATCATTCTGTTCTTCTGCTACTTCTATAATTGGAGTAATTTCTGTTTCTTCAACAAATTCTTCATTCACTGCAGATATATCTTCATTTATATTTTCAGATTTACCAACAAGATTTTCTAGTTGCTTAAACATGTTATTTGTCTTATTTATATTATCTTGACTTCTATCGAACAATGTGTTTCTGTGTTTTTGTTCTTTTAATAATTTTTCACCCTCTTTACTTTCTTCTTTCTTTTTATCGTCAAGACTGTTCTGAATACTATCCATCAATTTCTTAACTTTAAAATTCATGTTTTTATTTTTATTCAGAAGTTTATTTTCACCTTCTTCTCTTTCTGAAATAGTAAGAGGAGCCTGATCAGTTTCGCCCAATAAGTCAGTCAATAAACTTTCTACACTATTATCTGATTGTTTTAAAACTTCATTTATAATTTTTCTTCTTCTACCTTCAGCTAAAGGAGCAGGTTCAGCACCTCCGCCTGCATCAGGAGCACCACCAGCAGGAGCACCGCCACCAGCATCACCACCGCCAACGTCTGTTCCACCACCGCCACCAGCATCCATACCGCCAAGTTGACTTCCAATATCCATGTTGCCCATTTCACCTGCGCCACCACCTGCACCACCACCGCCTGCACCAGCATCAGCACCTGCACCATCTTCTGCGCCTGCACCTCCAGCAGCTTGAGCACCACCAGGAAGTTCGTATTTAGCATCAAGTTCTCTGAATAATCCAATCTTTTTATATGTTTCAACAGCCGCATCAATTTCAGCGAATATTTTTTTCTCAACTTTTTTCTGTTTAAGAATAAGTTTTATATCAGCCTTAGAGAAGCCTAAAATGTTTTCCATGGCCCATGTATAAGACACAGGGGAATTAGCTTCTGATGAATACATTTCTTTAAACACTTCCATTCTAGCCTTCATTGTCTCAAGCTTTAAAAGCTCTTGTTGTGTTGAAGGATTTGTTAAGGTAAGTGTAAAATTATCAATCTCATCTTTAAATCCTGCGAAGTATAAGTGAATGTTTGCAATTCTTCTAAGCTCAAGAAGAACAACTTCTTGAATAGAGTTAATTGTTCTAGCAAATCTTAAATCAGCTTGAGATAAAGTACTTCCTCCAGGAAGATTCTCTGCATAATTTAAATAAGTCTTAGGAACTTGTAATGAAGCAAATAATTTATTTTGTAAATATTCAATATCCTGAATATCTCCCATGTTAGAAGCACCAGGGAGAGTATCAATCTTAGAAGATTTATCTCCTCTGATAGGAATAAAAAAGTCTTCTGTAATATTCATTGGATCATACTTTAAATTGTATTGACCATTTCTAGAATCTACAACAGGTTGTTTTTTAAGCTGATTCTGAATCTTCATCATATAAGTCTGAACATCCATATCACCTAAGTTACCAACTTCAATATAAAACACTCTTCTTTCAGGAGCTCTTGTAATACGATATACAAGCATTGAATCTTCTGCTAATTGTAATTGTTTCCAAAGTTTTCTAGCAGGATCCAAAATAGAACGACCATAAGGAAGTTTTTTTGTATCTTCTAATACTCTAAAGTGAGCAATTTGCCAATCTTCAAAATACATACCCATTGTTTCCCAACGGAATCTAACATTGTCAGGCTTACCATCATAACCCTCTTCTCTATGAATTTCTTCTACAGGGAGAGACATGTAATTGTAAATACCATCTTCTTTATCTACTTCTAAAAAAACAAAATAATCTCCGTACTTAACTAAATCTCTAATCCAAAGTTTTAAATTGTATTCTACGTTTAATCTGTTTGTGAATAAATCTTTTAAAATATCTTTTACTCTAGAATTCTCTGAATAAATATCAAGGATATTACCTCTCTCGTTTCTAGTTAAACACTCATCTCTAATAATATTAAGAGCTGCAGCAATCTCAGGAGACATGTCCATAGCCCTGAAATCTTGATATGCGCTGATCCTATCAGTATCAAAATATATTGATCTCGTATATAAATTATGGGCAATTTTATTTACTTGCCAATCTAAAAATTGTTGCTGTACCTCTTCTACGTAGTTTGCATCCTTATTAACCAAATCATTTATTTTGTTTGGTGGTGAGAACTGAGAAGCAGCAGGCATGCTTGGAACACTTTTTTTGCCTCCATTAATAGCGTCTAAAACGCCTTGAAATACACTTTTTGGTTTTTTATCGTCTGCCATTTGTAATGTTTTTGAAAATATATAAAATTAAGTTAGTAATATCAATATTATTTTAAAAGCCAACCTAAATCATCATCTAATCCTTGTTGGTTTGAATTGTTTATAAATAAACCACTTCCTCCTTCTGGGATGTTAATATCTCTGTTAGGAACTTGTGGATTATTATTCACCCTGCCTACAGTGCTGTTTGTGCTAAACGATATAGCACCAAGCATTGATTTATACATACTGTCAGCTGCCACCACATTATTATATTCAGTGTCTCTGATATATAGAGCCATTGCAGTTGCAAATATTAAGTCATCATTATAACCAGCTTCGTGTTGTGGTTTATTTCCTGCCATAACAAACGTGCTGAATTCAGCTGTTAATCTTGGAGAGTGGAGGATTAATGTATTCTCTCTCATGTGCTCAACAAGAGATTTTATGTACAGTGGTCTTGTTTTAACTGTAGTTTGAATACCAGGAATTTCAACTCCTTCAGATACTTTATAATCCATTGCTCTAACGTGAATATCTTGTATGTTTTTTGAATAAAACATTCTTGGATATTTTAATGCATCTCTCAAAGAGAAGGCAACTGCTAGGCCAAAAGAGTTACATTCGACAACTAAATAAGCAGTGTTATAAGTTCTGCCAACCCAATCAATTAAATACGGAAATAAATCGACTCCAATCTTATCTTTGTATTCGGCCACTTGTTCTAAAGTTTCTGCATCGAAAACTTGTATTGTTGAATAGTCTTTTCCATCTCCTCTAGCAACGTCACAATTATGCGTGGTTATATGATGACACATAAAAGTATGTGTGTCACACTCAAAATTATATACATTTCCTGTAAATTTAGTTTTTTCTATGTTTTTTATCTTAAAATACATAAAGTCTTCATTTTCATCAAAATGACAAGAAGAAATAATCCTTTTATTGGTATTATCAAAATCTGATACTTTAAATTTATTTAATTTAATATCTTCTGAATCATTCAGTAAGTCTACTAATTTTAAACTATCAAAATTTGCCAAATCTAAATTATAACACTCTTTAGTATCACATTCTCTGCCTATAATTATATGTGTGCTTGCGTTTCTTAATTTGTTAAGACTAGATATTATTCCAACAGAAAATAATATATCTTGCACAGACTCAAGCAGTTCTAAATTTATGCTAACAAATGATATTTTTGAGTGTATTTTATTTTTTTTAACAACCTTAATCCAACACCCGTCACTATTGAAATATCCTTTTATTAACTCTATTTTATGTTCTTTTGGAACAAACTTAATCCATTCTGATATTTTTTTGCCATAAGAATATTGACCAAAATTTTCTAATATAAAATGATAAAGTTCTTTACTATTAAATGTAAGGTCATATGTAGCATCTCTCTCTGTTATTGATGGATGTCTATTAAATAATTTTTCTATTATTGCGGCACATTTTTCTAAATAGTAATGTTCTTTTTTGTTAAAACACATAGTAACAGAATGTGAATATTTATTTTTACCTATCCAACCATCTCCTAACCACAAACCAATAAACCACCAAAAGTCTTTATCACCCAAAGGGGAGTTAATTTTAAAATCAGACCTAACATTTTCACTATCAGCAAAACACCATTTATCATCAACATTAAAACCTAATTCTTTTTTATATATATTTGGAGTTTTAATCCAATCTCCAACTTGTAATTCTTCAGCTCTAACATATTTAAAATCGAAATCCCAATATCTCTTACCTTCTTCTTTAGAAACAGAATCATATGGTCTTTTTAGTTTTGTATTTTGACTAACTAATATAGGATGTTCTTTTGTAAATTTTGTCGTTCTGAATGTATTGTTAACTTTAATATCATAAACATCTTCATTTTCAACTTCATATGTTTGTTTGTTTATAATATTAACATAATCTCCTTTTTCGCTAATTAGTCTGTCATACTGAGTTACATCTTCAATGTTTTTTAACCCACTATCAGTTAATACTTTTTCTCCAGGAGGCAGACATCCGACTATGTAATGTTTA